GTGTAAAAAGGTAGTACTCGGTCGCCAGGCCGGAGGGCGCGATCATCGCGTTGCCCCGACAGCTTGAACGAGTCGAAAAGTGCTCCACCATAGCCATGGCTATCCCGCTTTTTGTGCGGGCGAGGACGCCAGTCACCAAGGAGGTGACCGTCCCCGTAACCATCCGGGCCGTAGTTGGTGAAACATGGGTTCAGGTAGCCTTTCACAAGGTTTGCCCTATCCATGTCACCACGTCTGTAGTAAAAGTTATGCAGACGGTAGAGCTCAGCCGGGCTTATCAGTTTCTTCTGATAAACTGGTCTGATATCAATACCCCGAATGTAGTCAGCGCCACAGGACTCCCGGAAGGGGCCTGTCCAGTAACTCTTCTTCTTGTTCAGAGTGAACCCACTGATCTCGAGGATGCGCATCACGCGCTCCACGGAACCGGTGGTGACGATAATGTCGTCTCCGTAAACGGAGGCCCAGTTATCATCAGAGGCAGAAGAGGAGAGAGCCCAGAAAATGAGCGTCTCTAATGGGAACGTGAAACCGTTTCCCATACTGGAAAACTTCTCCAATGTTATACCCTTCCCGTCAAGATAAACCTGAGAGGAACGAGCCGAATCAAGCAATAAAGCCCAATCGATTGGAAGAAGTGTGTATACCAGCTCAGTCGAGATGGTATCCGATGCTGAAGACAGGTCCAAGGTGGCATAAGAGCCATCTAGGGATCCACGGAGGGCCAGATTTTGGTTACGAGTCTGGTCACGTAGATCAATACCCGATGCACGAAGACGCTTTGCCATCCAGTCACCGAGAGCCGCCTGAATCATTGTGTTCAGAGAGCCCTCTTTGATGATGGTACGCAAGGTCTTTGCATCCTTCGGGACGAAGTCGACAATTCCATCCGTTATGACTACGGGGACGTCGGCAACTGTTTGAAGCAGAGTACCATTCATAAAGTGCAGCTCACGCTGTGACTCACGAACGGTGTGTAACTCTGTCAACATCGGCATCTGCGCTAGCATCTCCGGGAGGAGATGAACGAGATCTTCGCTACATGTTAGCGTTGATTGGAGCTTCTCAACCACGCTAGCTTGGCTCTTTTTCGTAAGAGTCGTTGCGCCAGGTCCGAAGCGATACCGCAAGTTTGCGAGAGAGGGGCAATCTCCCAAAACGTG